TGTTGTTCCACCTAGAATTGCAATAATCCCAGTACCGTTAGATGTGTAGTTATAGGCACCAGCGGTTGCACTAATTGCCGCAGTTTGAGCGCCTGCAACCCCGCCAGGATAGTAAACAGAAACTGGACTTTCAACCGACTGCCAAGATGAGGTTGTTCCATTTGTACTAAGATACTTGCCTGAGTTGCCAGTTTGACTTGGCACTACATAAGTTGTAGAGTCGGTAGCCACAAGAGTCTTGCTAGATGGAATAGTTGTTCCATTGATAGATGTAGCAGTAGCCACACCGAGCACTGGAGTTATAAGTGTTGGGGTATTATCTACTACAAATTTAGTACCAGTACCAGTCTGTGATGCAATAGATGTTGCTGCGCCCACAGAGGTAATTGGACCAGTTAGATTGGTTGGCGCTATGACTGTTGTATCAAGATAGTTCTTGGTTACTACATCTTGTGCATTGGTAGGGTTGCCAACACCAGTAATCTTGTTGGTTCCCATAGCAATAGCACCCGACATTGTTCCACCAGCAAGTGGAAGCATAGTGTCAGCGTAAGCCTTGGTAGACGCATCTGTACTAACTGTAGGAGTTCCAAGACCTGTAATCTTATTAGAACCCATTGCGATAGCGCCTGACATCGTGCCACCAGCAAGAGGCAACTTATTGGCTGCGTTTGCTACTGTTGCATACGTTGACGAAAGATTTACTGCTCCAGTTAATCCATCAACCGATAGAACTGAGTCAGTTGGTGTAAGTAGTTCCTGCCAGTTTCCAAGCGTAGATGCTGGAGTTGCTGTCAGGATAAAGGTTTTATTAACATCTGTTCGTACTGCAACATCTCCAGTTTGAGCAGTAAGAGCAAGCATTGCGGACTGTGTGGAGACAACAAATGTATCAGTAATGGTAACGTCTGGAATCTGAGCAGTTGTCAACTTACCATCTGCACCAAGTGACGCGACTCCATTTGCTGCTCCCTTTTGAGTCAAAGGAATCATCAAATCGGCGTATGCCTTTGTTGCCGCATCAGTGCTTAATGTTGGTGTTCCAAGACTTGTAATTTTGAAACCACCGTTAGATACATCTGCGGTTGGGTTAGCAATCTTGGTGCGAGCAATAGCAGCAGAGTTATCAATGTCAGCATCTACAATGGTTCCGTTAGCAATCATTGCGCTAGTAACAGTTCCTGTATCTGCCACCGTTACGGCTGTGCCGCTAATCTTTGTTTTGTCTATTGCTGCAGCGGAATTTATATCAGCGTTAACAATAGTTCCATTGGCAATCATTGTGCTTGTAACTGTTCCAGTATCTGATTGAGTTACAGCAGTTCCAGCAATCTTTGTTGCTGTGATAGCAGCAGAAGCATTAATGTCAGCATCTATAATGGTGTTAGCACCAATGGCTACTGTAATGGAAGCGTTAGCAGTTCCATCGAATGATGCAGAAGTACCGCTTACATCTCCTGCAAGGCTAATTGTGCGACCTGCAGCAAGGGCTGTGGCTGTGGCTGCGTTACCTGTAGTAGAACCAGAAGAACCAGTTACATTGCCTGTCACATTGCCTGTAAGGTTACCTGTTACGTTACCAGTAAGGTTACCTGTAAATGTTCCTGCAATAGCACCAGTACCAGTAATAGTTGGGCTTGTTAAAGTCTTATTAGTAATTGTTTGAGTTGTATCAGTTCCCACCAGAGTTGTTGTAGCATCTGGAATAGTTACTGTACGGTCAGCCGTAGGGTCTGCAACCGTAAGAGTTGTTTCAAAAGCATCTGGAGTAGCACCTTCAAATACAATGTTTCCATCACCAAGGGTGAGGCTTGTAATCGTAGGCGTTGTAATTACTGGGGCAGTTAGTGTCTTATTGGTAAGAGTTTGAGTCTTTGATGTACCTACTACGTTGCCTTCACCTGATGCAATACCATGCATAGGGTGAGTGATAGTGCCATCGTTGTATGCACCAGTTGCTTCGATGTGTAGGTTGGCTTCGCGGAAGTCGCGGCCAATTGCCATGTGGCGAATTGCTGCACCAGCAGAGTGAGCCTGTCCTGTACCAGCGTTTTCAATACCACGTACAATTGTTAGTACGTTTGTGGCAACGGCGGTAACATCTACAATTTCTTCAAGCGCTGTATCTGGGTCGATAACAGCGGTAAATGTTGTGCCAGCAGGGATGTCTGCTCCACCACGCAACGCTGAGCCTGATACTACAGTAGCGGTTGTTGCCGTATCTGTAATGCCTGCTGCTAGAGTAGTTTGCTGGGAACGGGATGAGTATTTTCTTGTTGTCATTTATCTACCTATCGGCTGTAGTGGACGCGAATTGGATATTGGGATTGCTGTCTTGCTGTCTCTTCATTAAGGCGTTGCTGATAAAGAGCATAAAGTTGCTTAGTTGCCGACTGGCTAGCACCGTATGGACGCTTGTTATCTGTCTCATCGGCTTGTGGGCTAACCTGTGCTGCACGTGCTGGGTCTAGATATGTAAGAAGACGATATGCTGCGCCGAGAATTACTACGTCCCGTGTGGAATTTGGCAGACCAGTTTGTGTTGAATAGTCTTGTGTGTTTACTGTAAATGGTACTGGGTCTGTTGAATAAACAACTTTGATAGTACGACCTGGCTGAACATAGTCACCAATTGTGACAGTCTGTGCTCCAGCACCAAATGCTGTGTTTGATGCAAGCGAATCCCATGACCAATGGCGAACTGGGAACCATTCCTGAGAAGGTCCAATGTCCTGCCACATGATTGACATGATGTTCATGATGTTTAAGTTGTTGAATGCATAAGTTGTCTGTGCTGCATTGAACTCAAATGTTGTTGTTTTGACTGCAAAAATAGTTGAACCAAAGGCAGCAATAGTATCATTGATTGCCTTCTTTACAACGTAGCGAGGGAAGGTTGGAGTAATTGTAACCTTTGTTCCAGCAGTGTGTGCATCTCTTCCTGTACCTAGGTAACCACGACCCCAAGGCGGAACTGTGGCTGTATTAGATACACGGTCAAATGAGTCCAACCAGATAAGTTCTTCGTCAATCTCAATTGCTCCCTTACCGATGTTATCGGTTGAGGCTAATTGTAGAACAACTGGCGCAGCAATTGTTGATGCAGCGTCAGTTAGATTCTGAGTAATATAGGTTGCTCTATCCTGCTGGTATGTATAACCTGCAAGGTTGATGAGTACTTCATCAATCATATCGGAAAGATTTGGCATTAATTTATAGTCCTCAATGCTGCAAGAGCAGATAGTCCAGTAGTAGATGCTAACTCATTACAGATAGCGTTAAGATTCTTATAGTTATTAGGTTGACGATTAACATCAGCCTTATAGTTAAGAGCAGCGATTATACCCTTGCCAGTTGTCCCAGCCCAGGCATTGGCAGCACCCTGCGATGCTTTAAATGCGGTCATCAGTGGATAATTGCCACCATTTGCTAAACGATTAAGTTCAGCGGTCATTGATAAACCAGGGGTGCTTGCCATAGCCTTAGCCTCTTTCTAAATTGTTTATTTGGTTTTATTACTTAGGTGTGTTAGCATCCCAGCGTTTTCCTGCAGATAGTTTGGTAACTGCAGCCTTCGCCTTTGATGCTGCCTTTGATGCTGCAGGAGCAGCGGCCTTCTTAGCAACAGTCTTCTTAGCAGCAGTTGTTGTTGCCTTCTTTGCTACTGTTGAAACGCCTCTTGCCTTAGCAGCGGCTACCATTGCATCGTACTGTGATTGCGATACTGGCTTGCCTGCCTTGGCAGCGGCTCTTCCTGCTGCCACTGATGCTGTGTCTTTAATCTTTACAGATGCAGAAGAAGCCTTAGTTGCAGCCTTAGATACAACCTTTGGAGCAACCTTCTTGATTTCTCCAGTAAGTGCTGCTTGCGCCCACTTATTCTTCATTAGTCCAGGAGCAAGTTTGGTAGCAAGTGAAGCGCCTCTTCCGCGACTCGCAAGAAGAAGTCCTGCTGCTGCCACTGTTCCAGCAACTGCTGCTGCTGTGCCCTTGTTGATTCCACCACCGCTTGACTTCTTTGCAGGAGTCTTCATTGGTGCTGGTGAATACTTTGTTGATGCCTTAGGCGCTGCTGCAGCCGATGGCTTGCTAGCGTACTTTGGGTTATAAACCTTCTGCTTAGGCGCTGATGCAGAACTTGCATTCTTTGGATTGTAAATCTTTTGCTTGGCTCCAGTTGATGCCGCTGCCTTCTTAGGTGCAGCACCAGTCGCAGCAGCGAAACGCTTATCTCCGTATAGGCGACGTGTTGCTTCTTGGTATTCAGCAACAAGACCAGCCTGCGGTGACTTAGCGTTCATCTTAGCCAGTTTAAGGGCCTTAGCCATTCCCAATCCTTTGATATCATTAATCGTAGATTGTGATACCTTAACTTTCTTATTCCATGTGCTCTTATCAACAGCCATGTTACCACTTTACCTTATCTGCCCAATATGCGGCACTCATTTTTCCTTTGGATATATTACTTGCATGTCTTGCCTTAAAAGACTTGCGTCGTGCAGCATATGCAGCAGACTCCCCAGCCTTCTTAGGGGAACCACTTACGCCCTGTTGGCCGAAGCGAATAGTTTTAACCTTGTCCCCAACCTTGGCCACAACAACGTGTGATTTCTTAGGATGTGTAGGTGTGCGCTTAGGCTTGTTAAAGCCTGACACACCTGCTCGCTTTAGTCTAGGGTCAATCATTTAGCGAATCACTGGTCCGCGCATACCGCCGCCGCCGAGCATACCGCCACCCATACCGCGTCCTCCGCGTGGGGTTACCTTAACTACTGGCTTACTTGCATTTCTTCCTTTTTGTGCCTGCTTATCCAAAGTAGTCTTTGATGCTGCTTGCTTATTCTGCTTCTTAATAATCTGAGCGTTAGCCTTCTTTTCGTTGGCTGCCTTAACTTCCATAGCCTTGATTTGGTCAGCAAGTTTGCTAAGTCTAGCCATTTCAGCATTGGTAAACGGCTGGCGTGGTGTCATTGATGGGCTTAATCCTGGTAGAAGAGCCTTGCCAAGAACTGTTACCGAAGAACTAATCTTCATAGCATTTTTGCCTGCAGGATTACTGGCTGCTGGATTAGTGCTCTTCTTAGTTACTTTACGAACTGCCATTTTACTTACCCTTTTTCTTTACAACGCCAGAGACTTTCTTCAAGCGTGGATTAGCCTTTACTGCTTTCTTTGATGCTTTGCGAGCGCCAGCGGCTAGGATTGCTCCTGCGCGTTCCATAGGGATGCCCTGCTTTGCAGCAATCTTCTTCTGTACTGCTTTAAATCCTGGATGCTTCTTCATTTACTTTCTCCGATACTTGCTATCGTATTGCATCTTAAACTCGTCAACATACTGCTTGTATGTCCAGTCTCCTGCCCTGTAGGCTGCAGATTGCTTATACTGTGCTAGTGTTGGTGGTGTAAACTTAGGTGTTGGCGTTGCCTTTGGCTTTGGTGTTACCTTTGGTTTAGCAGTAGGCGTTGCCTTTGGCTTGATTGTTCCTAGTGGTTTCTTCATCATCCCTGCCATGATTACATGCCCTTCTTGCGAACCATTGTTGACTTCTTAGCAACACGCTTAGCAGTCTTCTTGGCAACCTTCTTAGCGCCATATTCCTTTAGGCGCATAGCAGGAGATTCTGTCTTTTCGTGCTTCTTCATAGCAGCCATTGACTTGTACTTCTCACCTTTTGCTGACATTATATTGCTCCAATTTCTTTAAGTGCTTCTACTGATTTGGTATTTATATCTTTTGCCTTAGGCATTGTATCAGCGTTGTAAGGCTTATTCAAAGTCTCACTTGCTGTATATGCTTCCTGTATATGGCGATGTGATGTTCCTGCTGGTTGGATGCCTTGGTCTCTAGCGTCCCTATAGGCGCTCAACTCAGCAGTCCATTTCTTCTCTGATATGTCTCTTGTTGCATCTCCTGTGCTTAACTGTAAAGACTTAGCCTTACAGCCAAAGCAATCAGGACCACAGTTATTGTGGTCTACAAAAACATCATTAGATTTAAATGGTGTTAATGAAGTCTCTTCACATCCTGTACAACCATACGATGCTGGCTTCCAGTTGAAGTCCTCATCGAACTTAAATTCTAAAACTTTGCTTACGTGCTCATGTCCCATTTGTCTTAAACCTCTGTAAAGTTTGCTTCTGTAACATCTACCCCACCAGCAATCAGTGCTGCTTTGGTAGCATCGCTTACTTCATAGTTTCTTCCACCACGATATACTTCTTGATATGAGGATAACTCTGAATCTGTAAGATATCTAGCCTGATAGTACTCACCGTCTTCTTTGACGATGGTAATACCAACATCCAGTTTGTAGAAGTCGAATAGGCGTGAGCCCGTTCCTGATGGTCCTTCTGCTACTGTTGGTGTTTTAAACATCCAAGTTGCCATTAGTCCTCCTTAGTGAACTTACTCCGTGACAGGGAGTTTCCCCCCTGCCACAGCGTCAATTAACTACTAGAGAGCAGCGATTGATGAGCCTGTTTCTAGGCGGTAAAGTGCTTCTTCACGGTAGCGTGCAAAGCCGAGTACGCCGTACCAACCCATTGGGCGGAAACGCATCAACTTATCTGTTACGTTACCAATTACAACGTGTGGCTCTTCTGCAACAGCCTGAGCCATTGCTTGCTTTCCAGCAACGATTGTATTGAATACGCGAGTAACAGGTGTTACTGTGAGTGTAGCAGTTCCGACAGTTCCTGAGTTAGCGACAGACACTGTAAGTGTAGTGTTTGTTGCACCAACTGAGATTGCTGTAATCTTTGCTGCAGTACCTACGTTAGTTCCAGAGATTTTATCTCCGACCTCAGCGCGGCCACCGAATGCGCCGTTTGCAACGACGATTGTGAACTCTCCAGAAACTCCGCTTACTGCAGGAGAGGTTGAGAGTGCTGTCTGGTCTGCACCTGACTTAGATGAGTACAAACGTGGTGACTCAACGAAGTATGCACCTTCGTAAGCACCGATTTCACCAGCCCAGATGTTCTCGTTTGACTGGTAGTTATGTGGGTCACGCCAGCCTGCAGCACCTGTCTCGGCGCGTAGGTCGTGTGATACTTCTGGGTGGATACCAACCCAGTACATTGAACCCTTGCGGTATGCAGCCTTGTTTGAACGCAACTTAGCGACAGCCTTACGGATGTCTGCTGAGTCGAGTGTTGAAGCAGCGGCTACTGTTCCTGTTGATGTTGCCGAACCACCGTAGATTACGTTAGTTCCGCCACGAAGGGTTTCCATTGCTACCTTGTCGATTGAATCTGCAAGGTTGAATGCGATTACGTTTGAAACTGCTGGGTCTACATCTGCAAGAGAGAATAGTTCCAACGCACGTGTCACAAGAACAGAGTTACCGTACTCGTTAAGAGTAATTGTAACCTGGTCTGGTGTTGACAATGCTACTGCATCTGGGTCAACTGTTTCTGACAATGTGCTTGTTGCTGCTGTTAGGTCAACGTACTTCTGTAGAACTACTGTTGAACCTGGGATTGATTGCTGTGCTGGAGTCTTGTCTGCGACTGAACGAATAAGTGGTTCGGCGCGGAGTGCGAACTCTAGAAGACGGTCGTACGCCTTCTGTACAAGACCTGCACCACCAACTGTACCTCCGAGAGAGGTACTTCCTGTGGATGTATATGCATTAGGCATATGCGGTCACCTCCAAGTGACTATGAACGGATAAATTATTGTTGAGAACGAAGTATTGCTAGAATGTCCTCTTCGGATGTTGCTTGGGCCATTCTGTACTCTAAGTCGTTTGCTCGGTCTGGGCTGACTGCGTTCTGTGTCAGAGCATCCTGGTTGCGCAGTGATGCGCGGTCCTCTTGGCTCATAATAGAACTTTCTTCTGGTGCTTGGCTTAGACCAAATAAGTCCGCATTGTCATTGAGCCAGTTAGAAACTGAGTCCTCATTGATATCGTCCAAATCCTTCATTACTAAGCGAGCAGCCTTTTGATTGACGCCCTTCTTTTCTAGTGTAGACTTAACGATTGCCTCACGCTGCGCCTTGGAGAATCCTTCAAGTTGCTCTGTAAGTTCTTTAATACGCTTCTCGTCTGCACGCTTGGCTTTACGCAACTTTTTAAGTAAGTCGCTTCCATCCATCGGTGCTTCTTCGATTGTATCTAGTTCGTCGTCTTCGTCTTCCCAGTAGTTGTTGCTCATAGCAACGCCACCCTTCTATTCGTAGTTAGTTCGCAAGCCTCAGGCTCCAATCGGGGAACTGGTCTGGCTCTTGCTGTCGGTCTTATACGCTGACGGGGCCGATAGGTCCGTTCAGGATTCTATTATATTGCTCTATCTGCTCTGTTGCGAGAAGCAAGGCTTCGTGAGCCTGCTGCTCCAGAACGACCGCCGTAGCGTGCCGCTTCCTTCTCTGCTTCTAAGCGAATCTGCTCTTGTGCTGCAACGTTCTTCTCAAAGAGAGATTGCTGCATAGTTGTCTGTGCTTCCTCTGGCGTTACTGCCTTACCAGTGCTAATTTCAAGTAACTTCTCTAGAGGTCCTCTTCCTAGAGCGACGTTACCGAATTGGGCAAGAGAGGTATCGTAACCGAATCCTCTTGCTGCATAGTCTGCTGCAAGAGCCTTGGCAATCGTAAGTCCTTGAGACTTGGCTGCTGATAATACAGTTGTTTCTGCAATCTGCTTGGTAAGAGCAGCAGCGCCTTGCTTGCCCATCAACAAAGCCCTTGCAATAGCAGTTCTATCTGCTCCTGGAGCAATAGTCTCTAAGTCCTTTTTGAGGGCTGCTGGAGCATTGTCGATTGCTGCAAACACATCATTAATGAGTGCTGTTGTCTCTGCGACAGATTTACCAGTTCCAAGAACATCTCCGAGGAACTCATTGGTGGCTAAATCTGGAAATCCAGCGCGTGTCATAACTTCGCCAAGAGCGAATTGTGATTTGTAAAATTCTGCAATTGTTGGTACTTCAATTGCTTCTCCAGCAAGAGCCTTGTCCTGCAATGCGTAAACGCCCTTGAATCTTTTTGCAAATGGTGCAAGGTCTGGATTGTTACGTGCATCTTTTAGTGCCAAGTTTAGAGATTCATCAACTGTAGAACCAGTCTTATAGTAACCTGATGTTACCTTGTAAAGTACATCAACCCATCCATTGGCAACTTCTTTTTCTCCAAAGAATGTGGCAAGAGTCCTTCTAAAGGTATCAATAGCCATTGTTCGCTCTGGCTTTGGCGTTGGCTTTGAGCCATCCTTTGCCAGACCATTAGCATCTACATCTACTGGACCATCTTCTGTCTGAACAGTTCCAGACTTTATCCAACCAGTTCCAGTACCTGTATCAGTACCAGTACCAGTACCAGCGCCTGTTACTCCAGCAACAACTCCTGCGCCTAAACCACCTTGCGGTCCAACGGATGATGCAGAATCTGTTGTTGATGTAGTAGATTTAGGTGCTACTGGTCCAACAAATCCTGGCTCTCCTGGTTTAATTGCTGGAGTTGGCATAGTTACAGATGGGGTGAATCCTGGGATAACTCCAGAGGTAGGCGCTACTGGCGCTGTTACCTTAGGGGCTGGTGTCGCTGCTGGTGCTGCTGCCTTTGGGGCAGGAACATTAAGAACCTGTCCTGGTTTAATAAGACTTGGGTTGGCAATCTGTGGGTTAGCAGCCTTCATTGCTGCAAGAGATACTCCTGCTTTAGCAGCAAGAGCGCTCATGTTATCGCCAGGCTTTACCTTTACTGTATCTGCCATTATAGACCTGCTCCCATTGCTCTAAGAAGCCCTACGGCTGCATCGCGTGCATCTTCGTTAGCCTTCTCGGTAAGTTCATACTGAGGGTCGTTCTTAGCCTTTAGTAGCAAATCATAGTATGATGGTTGCTTACCCTTGCCGTCTGGACCAGCATAGTTAAGATATGACATTACAAGCGGATTGTCCATGCCAATTTCCTTCTGGTCTTTTTGCCATGTTGTTGCCAACATTTTAATAACAGGGGTTGCAATATCGTAAGTTGTAAGTTCTGGGTCTAGGGCAAAACGCTCAGCAAATTGTGGATATTCCTTCTTTGCAATCTGCTGTAGTTCTACTGTGTACTGCTTGATGTCCTTCTTGCCCATTGCAATCTGCTTTGCAGCAACACGCATATCAGCATCTGAGACACCTAGAAGTTGGAACTTATCTACAATTCCACGCACCTGTGCAAGCACATCTAGTTGTTTAGCGCCAAGAGCGCCTTCATTTTTGAAGTCAATCTTTGTGAAGATAAAATCTTTAGCAAAATCTAAAGGCTTGAAGAATGATGGGTATTCTTGTCGAGCAGTAGATTCAAAGACCTTCTTAAGAGCATCTTCTGTAGCGCCAGGAGTAATCTTGGTTCTAGAGGATTCAACGATTTTTTCAATCTGTGCGTTCTGATTTTTCTCAAACTTCTTCATGAAGTCTTCAATATCGGCCTTACTTAACTGGCCAGCAAAACCCACTTCTTGCATTGCATCTTCAAGCATTGCTTTTGCACTATTAAATGTTAATCTGGTAACGTTAGTTCTAGATGTTGTTTGACTTGTATCTGTCGGTCCACCGCTACCTTGACCCATTAGTTGCGCCAAAAATGGTGCGATACTCGCTAATAGTGCAGCGTCCTGTGCATCCTGATTGGGAGTCACTGTTGCTGTTGTTGTCTCTTCACCCATTATCCAACCGCCTTTAGTGAGTCATTGTCAAAGTATTGTGTAATTATTGTTTCTAGATTTGGGTCCCACTGCTTAGCATTCTGAGCAACCCATTGGTTGTATCCATCACGGATGATTGCCTTGCGTGAGTCATAATCTGGAAGTGACTGGTACAGTGTGCTAAAGATATCTCTTGCCTTCATAAATAGACGAGCATCTTTCCAGAACTGCACATCTTGACGGGCAGTCATGAACTTCTCATCTGTAGTGATAGCCTTGAACGCTCTAGCATACTTATATGATGTATCGCCACTTGCAGCAAGTTGGTACTCGTCGTACCATGCTTGGCTCTGGTCTTTAAAGGTTGTCTCAACTAGTTGGTCAAGAACGCCCTTTAGTTGTGGATGAGCACGTAGTGTTCTACCATCGGTAATCTTAGCCTCTAGCGCATCACGAACAAGGTTATAGTTGTTCCAAGTGCGTTGCTTCATGCGTTCACGTTCAACCTCTTGTGGGGTTAACTTGAAGTCATTAAGACGCTTACTTGTACCTGGGAGAGTCAAGTTAGGGTCGCTCAAGAGATTGAGTATGTTAGTGGACTTCTCATCTTGAGTTCTAGGTAGGTCTGCTGTAAGCAACCCAACTAATCCAATATCAGACTTATCAATTGCTGCAAGAGCACCAACCAGGTCATCGTTGTCCTTGAAGACTCGCTTATAGGCTTCATAACTTGCAGGAATATTGAGTTCCTTATTCGAGCCAGTAAAGGTTACTCGGTCAACCATAAAGTTGGGACCAAGTAGTGCTATCATCTCGTCTCCAGCAAGGTCGCGTGCTTCCTGCTCGCCTTTACCTTCTGCAACGTACTTATCCTTAAGTTTGTAGAACAAGTTAGTGGTTCCACGCATAGGGTTAGTTTCTACCTTGTATGGTACACCAAAGATTGAAGAGAAGCCTGAGATGAACTTTTCAGCCCAAAGAGTTTTTACTTCTTTAAGAATTGTAGCATCTGATGGGAACTTCTTTTCAATGCCCAATTCAACTAACATCTTGTGATAGTTATAAACTGAACGCCATGAAGAAAGATAGTCTGCCTTGCCTTGAGGGCCAGTGCCAGCATTGAATAGTGCGTTTGCCCAAGGTGGTGTCAACTGCTTTGTAATTGATGTAGGAGCACCATATGGGAAGATTACAGAATACCAGTCCGTTCCATTAATGTTAAGAGCCTCTTTGATACCGTCTTCTGTACCAGGAAACTCTTGCATTATCTTACCAACTGATAGCGCAGATATGAATGATGGTGATGGTTGGTTTAGTAGGAATCCAAGAGACTTAGCGTTTAGTGCAATTCCTTCATCCATATAGCCCATACCCATGTCACCAGTACCAGGAAGAATCAAGTGTGTGATATCTTCGATGTTCTTGGTTGGGTTACCATTCTCATCTACGCCAAATGTTTGGAATGTTCTTCCATAGTTATTTACAAACTGTGCTGTTCTAACTGGATTATTTGCAGCCAGTCTTCCATAGCGATAGAAAGCGTTAACTGTTGCAGTTGGGAATGCTACGGCAAAGCGTGCATTGTGCAATAGTCGATTCTGGCGACGAATGGTGTACACAGTCTTCTCGAGTTCCTGGATTGCTTCACGACCAGCAGACTGGCGTAGAGCGTTCCATCGAGCAGGTGTCATCTCGATACCTTGTGATACAAGATATTCAGCCTTACGTGCCATTGCATCAATTGCAACATCATCAAAGAATGCGTTACGGATTGGGTTTTCAGCCCGTGCCATACCTCTAAATATTCTTGCAGAGAAGTTATTAACTGCGTTGCTTAGGCTTTCGTAAGCGTTTGCTCCACCAATGTTGGCTGCTCCATAATTAAAGTTGCCAGGAACAATATCGTAAAGTTCATCAGTGTAGTTAGCAAGCATGGTCTGTAGTTCTTGACCAGTCACTTCACGGTTCAGAATTGCTGCACGTGCCTCATATGATGGGAATGTGCGATTTACTAACGCAACCTTATCCGCAAGATATGAGTTAACCTGTGAAGTATCTGTGATATCAAAAGCGCGTAGGTATCTAATACCAGCATCTGATACTGCCCACTTTTTCAACTGAGCCATTGATGTGTTAGCCAAGATGAGGTCCATAAGTGGGTCCCCACGCATTACACGGTTGGCAATGTATGTCAGTTCTTCAAAGTATAATGGGTCAGAGATTCTTATAATATCCATTGGAACCTTGCGCTCTACAAGAGACTTGCGAGTTCCTGTAGATAGTTCGCCAAGGAAGTTAAGGTCTGCAGTTCGTGCGTTGCTTACTTCTGCGCGAATTGCTGCGCTAAAGTTCTTGTCACCAGTTACGAAAGAATCAATAGATACGTATTCGCCATTAACCATGCGATACTGTGTTTCTTTTCCAAACCAGCGCTTCTTAAACTTAGCACTCTTGCCCCATACGTCAGCCTGGTCTTTAAGTGCTGTACCAAGTTCGCTGAGAACGTTATCTACGCTCTGGTATGCTGCTGCAACTGCATTATCTGCTGCAATAATTTCTTTTTTATTTGTAGTAAGTTTATTGATAGTTCTACGGTAGTTAGCAACAGCCTTCTTAGCCTTTGCAATCTCGCTAGCAGTTGCTGCAGAAGGTGCTTTAGCCTCAAGGAATGCTACACGGCGCTCTAGTGTGGTTACGCTAGGGATAGCCTCTTTAATACCAAGTGGCTTAACTGCTGCGCGTAGGCTGAGTTCTGCTTCATCTAGTAGCCCTGATGCAACCTTGAGTTGCTCACGTGCTGCTGCAAGATGCTGTGCCTTTGTTCCTGGAGATGTTCTACCAGATAGCAAATCTTCTAGTGATGCCTGAGCATCATCCTTGATTGCAGATAGGCGAGCATATTCAGACTTCTTGAACTCTACTGCCTTATTGACAGCCTTGCGTTCGCTTCTATTTTTGATTTTAGAAAGTTTACCTAATGACCAGTTACCGCTATTACGCAAAGCATTTAGGCCAATATATGCTACATCGTTCCACAGGAATGACATACCCTGAGCAACTGTTGTACTAACAATAGGCTCACCAATTGACTGCTTGATGATGTACATTGGGCGTACTAGAACATCGAATGTCCATAAACGGTTAAGGTCGCGGAATACTTGAGCACCAAGGTCTGCTGTTGCTTTCGCTCCAGCCTTTATAGCACTCTTCTCGGTTGCTCTAATGAATTGTCCTTCAATAGCATCCCAAGGAGTAAAGCGATATGACTCAGTCATCTGACGGATAGTCTGTGGGTCTACAAGAATCTGTGCGCCATCATGGCCAATACCAAAGCCATTCTGCTTTACAGAGTCAATACCACGATTTACGTTACCACGAAATGCTGAGATGTGTGCGCTAATCTCTCTAGAATCATAGATTCCAGCCTTGTATGCAAGCATACGACCGATAGCGTCATCAATCTTATCAAGTACCTCTACCTCGTTCTTGCCGAGGGAGCGCATGTACATATCTTCAAATTCTCTGCGAACGTCAGCAACTTTACGCTCTACGCTAGGTGATACCTTAATCGTGGCATCGCCATCACGGAATAACTTTATGTTATTCAAGAATGCGTTGAGTTCTATGCGACCGTCGAGTGGACGTACGCCAGAGAATGTAACAAAGCCTAGTGGCTTATACTGTGCTTGACGTGTACCAAACTTAACTAACTTGACAGAGATTCTAGCAGCGCCTTTTCCTAGGCTTGTTTCAAAGATATCTGCAAAGTTATCAAATTCGCGTGAGGCGCTTGCAGAACGTACTGCTCTAATCTTTTCGCCAGCAGCAATTACTGCACCCTTGCCTACGATTGGCTCGCGTGGCATGAATGATTTGCCGCCAGGAGTTAGGTTGTAATCTGGGTCAAAGAAGGCATCACGAATCTTTACAAATTGTGGGTTGCTCTTGATTGCTGCATCGAATGCTGACTTTAGGCGTGGAACTGCTGGGCCTTCTGGAATGTAGGTCTTGCCAGTTTGTAGGAACTTTGACTGCAATACTGCAGATGTTCCTGACATATCAAACAACTTATCTGGCGCTGTTTCAGCCAAGCGTCCAAGCGCTGCAAGGTTACCCTTATCTGCAAGCAAAAGGTCTTTTACTGCATCAGCATCTGTTGCTTCATGAATGAGTGGAATAAGTTTATCGTTAGTGCTATACTTAGACACTAGGTTGGTGATTAGTCCCCAGTCCTTGCTTTCAGCAAGAACAACTGCATGGTTGCCAGAGACTGTTTGTGAGCCAACTGTACCATTGCTTTTGGCGTACTGAATACCAGTTTCCATGTCATTAGCAAGTTGGTCGACTGTCTTTGTCTTAGTGTATATGCCAGCCTTGGTTAATCCAACCTTTGCTGGAACTGTTACTGCTCGACCAACGCCACCAAGGGCTGCTGTGCCAACAACAAAGTCACCCAAACCAGTAAACCAACGACCTACAGCATTGTCGACAAAGTTCTTCTTAATGCTTTCATCATTCCAAAGGTCAACCTCATTGAGGTCGATATTATTGGTAGATAGAACCATCTTAGACAATGGTGTTAGTCCAGGGACTAATTCAGACTTAATAAGTGCTTGGAACTGTGATACCTTTGCGCTGCGGTCATAAGCAGCCTTGATATCCTTGAATTGAAAGCCTTCTTCGTACTCGCCCTTTTTGTAGAGTGGTGAGTTAACGTCGTTTAGTAATCCAATTGTAGAAATTGGGCGAAAGATGTAGGGAGAGATTACTTCTTCGTTGAGTTTAACTGCACCCTGGAGAAGTTTATCTGCAACACCCTTTGTAGCCTTCTTAACGCCACCATAAAGACCAGCATCTGGCACTTTTGTAAGTCCAGCATCAATTCCTGCTAGAGCACCCTTTACTGTATCGTAAAGAACCTGCTCTTTTTCTTGCTCTTCCTTACTAAGATACGCGCCACCGCCTGTGGCTCTTTTAAGAGCGGTAGGAATTGCTGCAACGGAACTGATGAAATCATTCCACCATGCCATTTCTACCCCCTAGAAGTCTCGTTTAATATACAGTTTTTCGTTTCCACCTTTTACATCATCCTGAGTGACTCCCATAATGAATGCATCACGGTCTTCTACGGACTTCCAAGGTATCATAGCAAGTTCAAATACTATTCCTGCGTTCTGATAACCAAGTGAACTAGCAAACTTATCTACGTTATCAAAAAAACTACCAGGCAAAAATGTCAAATCTGCCATTATCGAGCCATTAAGTAGTTAACAAATCGTTTAAATGAATCTGGAGCGTCCTTAGAACGCGCAGCAATTACCAATTCTGGTAGATATTGCTTAGCAATTAGAGTATTCTCATCTGGACGTGTATTATTCTGGAACTGTGATGGCAAAGCCTCTGAACCAGGACCAGGACCAAAGTCTACACCTGCTGTAATAGGCTCTGCTGGACGCGCAGTTGGGTCCATAAGTGTTCCAAGTTGAGGAAAGTTCATTCCGCCGTATGTTGGGTCTGGAGCAGGTGCTGATGCCTTAACTGAACTCACTGCTTGGTTTCCCTCTACGCGTTGATTATTGACTTGCTGATTTTGTCCGTAAGCGAAACCAGTATAGTTTCCACTTTGACCAGCGCCACCTGTACCTGAAACGTTAGCAGGATTATATTGTGGGCCACCATTGGCTCCGCCACGATTTTCTGCCATTGTTCCTCCTATGAGTATTGTTTAAATGTATAAATAGGCTCAGAGCACATATTATCATATTTGATTGCAATGGCGATAGCCTTGCGAATCATTGTCTCTGCCTGATTGACTGTCTTTACTTTTTCCACACCCAACGCTGCCAATGCACCGAGGGCAACATCTCCGCCAGAACCCATAACATATACATTGCGAACATCGGTATCCCAAGAATAGTCATCCGAGACCGAGAAGACTTGGCCTTTGACTGAGATAAGGAATCCACCTTCGTTTTGCGCAACATCGCCGTCCTCTTTAATATCTATTCCTGCATCAATAAAGTTCTTACGCATCTGAGGAATAAACTTCTGCGTCATGTATAGATTTAAATCTTCTTTAAGCGTAGGCTTTGGCTGTACATAGCCATAGTGTAGCACGTTGCTTGTACGTGATGAACCACAACCAGCAATCAATACTCCATTGTTTTCTACAATCTTTGGAGTCTTGCTTACTTGAAACCTACCGTGTTCATCGCTAAGGCGAGAATCACACCCTAGTACCGACCATCCGTCACCCTGAATCGCTACTAACGTAGTCATCATTATCCCCTAGTTGTTACTCGTCCCGTTGCCTTGCCGCTACCGCTAAGGGTAGATAAGATTGTTTGTAAGTCTGGTGGTGGTGCTTGTGGAGCCATTCCTTCTGGAGGAAGGCCTCCTGCTGGAGCCGCTCCTGGAACAGGGGACGGCTGCTCAACAGGGGAAGGTGCAGCCCCAACAGGAGGAACTGGTTGCTGTGGAGCAAATATCTCTGAGATAGCATCTTCTAGGCTTACACCTTTTTGACGCGCAGTGATAACTCCTGCAATCTTGGTTACTATATCTGCTGGATTTCCACCTGATGTTGCCATCGCTGGAATAGCCTGCGCCATAGCGGTGATACCGCCAAGAAGTGACTGACGCATGTTTTCAATTTCAATCTTTTCAAGTTCCTGTGTAACGTTAACTGTGAATGGTAGTTCACGCATGGCCATATCTTTAGAGATAAGACCGCCGCCTAGAGCCTGTAGCATGAAGATAAGGCCCTGTGCTGGGTTAAGACCAGCAAGCATACCGTAGCGTACATCAGCCGAGTAATCGTTCTTGATGTCCTTGCTTGGTCGGTATGTAATCTCGTAAGGTGAGCCAGAGTCGACACCACGAATGGTCTTTTCTGCTGGATAAATCTTCTCATCAACTTCAAAGCAAAGGCTGATGATGTCGCGCAAAGATGCAGCAAAGATTGCTTGCGCTGCCTTGACCTGGGTATCAAAGGCTCCCATAAGAGCCTGAACGCCTTGGCCAGTAACGATGCTTGCATCAATGTTACCAGAACGTCCTTCTGGGTAACGAGTACCAGCGCGAAGTTCTTGGTTGAGCAGTGCTGACTCAGTAAATGCGCCTTGTGGTAGAGACAATTCTACACGTCGAACGCCAGCAGGGTTGGCGGTACGAATAACCGCATCGCCACCCAACTGGAGTTCTTGTACGTCTTGAGGTAGTACGATTGGTGCTTGAACACTCTTCTCTGCTGCTTCCATTGCCAATAGGGCGAAACGGTTGCGGAGAAGTTGAATACCTAATACGTCGTCGAATTGTCCACGCAGTTCACCATCAATGGATGGCTTACGCGCCACGACAACCATCATCTTACCTAGCGGATTGGCTGCGTAAGATAAAACTAAATTCTGTCTTGTTGGCAAGTAGATAAGAGACTGGTCTTTATCGTAGTACCGAATGAGTTCTAGTTGTGAATACAAGTCCTGCTTGTATCCGTTTGGCCCTAGAAGTTCACGCTCATACTCTGGGAACTGTGTAACCAGTTCTCCAAGGGTCATGAGATATCGTTTAGCAAATGCGACACAGCGCCCGTAGCGGTCAAATTCTGGGTAAGCCCCAATTGGATTTTCTACGCGAATGCGAGGCATCTTTGCTTCTTCGTCCAATTCAATCATGAAAGGAACGAAACCGTATGTTAGATACCAATCAGCACCAGAGTACATCTGGATTGAAAGGTCTGAGTGTGAGAAATAGTTAGATGCAATACGGGTGCGCTTATCAGCAAAAGCACGTGCTTTATCGCTGACTGAGTTAGCCGCTGAGCAGTTTACTGCTGGAAGCGGAGCCATGACTTCGGATAGGTCACGGGCTACAACATCAATGAAGTTAGCAACTACGTTGGCATCTACGCCATCTGGAAAAAAATCAGGGTATACCTGTGAGATTTTACCCTTGCGGACAGCAAGAACATCCTGGTTGCGAGCATCGCGCTCGCTATTGCGATAGCGCAACGCTTCAACGCGTGCGGCTACCTGCTCCATTGTTAATGCCATTGTTATCCTAACGATTAAAGGGGAGAATTATTTCTTTTTAGCAATTTCACGCATAATTGGATTAACCTCACGGCGAATGATTGCTGCGCCACGAGCCAAAGTGCGTTGACGGTCTAAAATTCTTTTATCCTGAATTTGTTTTTTTTGTTCAGCAGATAACTTTTCTGCTCCCTTTGGCAAAGTAAAGAGAGTGTCTTTTGGTAGTTTATTGAATCGTCTCTGTTGGTCAAGCGTCATTGGAAATTCATATACATCATTTGGCTTGTAAACCTTTGCCACAGCCTTACCGCCTTGGCCTGTAATGCCAGCAACTTTTCGAGGTTTCATTGTCATTTTACTTCTTCTTTTTCTTTAGGTTTTGTCTATCAATTTCTAGTTGCTTCTGAAAAGAAATAGTTTCGGGAGACTCTACTGGAATAGTTCTAAATGCATACTTTAGTTTTTCCAAAAACGACTTTTGATTACCAGTTTCTTTGTAATCTTTACCTACGTTTCTTCCTCCAGTGCCAGAAATACCACTTGTTGTTCTTGCGGTTAAGTCGGTGCTGTAACGTCTTGCTGTTGCCCTACCCACGACTGCAGCCTTAACCTTAGCCTTTGGTGTCATAGGCTTTGGTGAATATGATGTTGATGCCATTTTATTTTCCTCTTTAGTATTGGTTTGACCATTGTGTGGCAAATTCGTCGTCTAAGTTAATTGCCATTCTGCGTTGCGTCTGAGCGCGAGTAGCCCACCTGTTATTAGCATACTGTGATGCCTGGCTTGAGCGTTGCATCATCTCTCTAATACGGATGATTGTAAACCACAGGGCCATTACAACGTCCGTAGGGTTCTTAGTATCTGGCTTCCAGGTAATAAGTTCCTGTACTAACGTCTTAAGGCCTTCTGAGCCTTCATTGCTAGGCAGTTCAATCAGGTTGTTATCCTGGAATCTACCATCACGGGTATTACCAAAGAGGGTAGCCATAGATGCCACACCGAAAGATGTGTCCCACTTGTTCTTGCCAGTAAAGTGTGAGTTTAACTGGGTTCCATATCCTGCCAAGAAGTTACGTAGATTGTCATCCAGGGCGTAAGCCTTCTGGTGAGCGTTAATTTCAATACGTAGTTCCTGTGGCCGATACTTGTCGACCCACTCTTCAATCAAACTTTGAATCTTAGCAGGTGTAGGCTCTGTCATATTGACAGCATCTAGGACGTAGATACGCCCATCTGCCCTGTTATAGGTACATACGACGGCTCCTGTGGCTCCTGCCATAGCAGGGTCAAGTCCGATAATGGTATAACCTTCAACGTGCTGTGGATGTCCTGGTGCTCCAGGCTTTAACGGTCCACGCTTTCGCATTCCGTTGACGCTTCCTGCAACGCAGGTTGGTGAGAAGATGGAATCTTCTTGTACGTCTTCTTGCTGGTAGACCATAGCCCATACCGACGGAGCGACCTCAGAGCGACGCTTAAAGAGAGAAGGTCCGTCCCACTTGGGATATAGCCCATCATCTAGCACCTCGTCCAGGTCGTTTTCCTGCTGGTCTGTAGCAGGCCATAAAGTTTGCCAGTTCTTTGGTTTTTCATCAAACTGCAATACTGCTGGCATAGCGCAATATGTGAAAGGGGTCTTGCCACCTGTCCACTGCGAGCCATCTCTAATCATCTTGTAGAGGTCTACAGATGCCACACGGGTTCCTACAATGATAAGTTTACCGTGTCGTCCCAAACGGGTTATAACTTCCTTTTGCAACCACTCAATTTGTTTTTCCCACTCATGAGCATTAGAACCCATCACCACGTCATCTAGGATAATTAAGTCGGCGCGTGCTCCGTAAATCTGCGAACCAAAGCCCAGTGCTTGAACCGTAGGGTCCTTTTCACCTGAGTCACGTCCTGTGCCTAGATAAATCATGTCGGCAGACCATTGTGTAGCATCTGCCTTATACCCACCATTAGGGCCAAAGGCCGTCTGTAGTTTCATATATCCTGGGTGGGATAGTCGGGTTTTAATTGCACCCAAAAATTTACGAGCCATACCCTGGGTCTTAGAGACAATGATTACTCGCGTATTAGGGTTGGTCACAATCTTGTAAGTTACGTAGTTGGTTGTGATAGTAGTGGATTTGGCGTGCTCAGGTGGCACGTTAATCAACACACGGTTCGGGTCGCCTGGCTCGTAGGTCATACCAGAAGGTAGCCAACGAGGGGTCTTTCCCTCTATCAAATCAATCCAGTCTAGTTGATGGTCAAAAAGACGTGAATCGAGGAATTGCTCTGAAAACTCATGGAAGGGCATTTCCTTCATATCGGCTAGGTCAGCCTTAATACCTTTGCCAGCAAGTCTGGCTTTATCAGCGGCAGCCTTAAAGTCGGCATTTTGCATTGACCACTGACGGAAGGCGGTGTCCTGACGGTCTACGGCAGCCATAGCGGCTGTGACGGTCGCACCTTGCTCTAGAAGAGCCAGTACTTTAGCCTGGGCTTCTTCCTTGGTATAACTCTGTTTTCCTGCTTTGCGTCCCATGTTATTTCCTGTCCCTAAACGGTGATTTAACGCTTCTTAGAAACGGCATAACTTTCCCACCTGTATTACAAAAAATTCAAAAATCTATATATATAGGAGCGGAGTCTTAAACGGAGCGACTCCGTATATATTTATCTATATACTATAGAAGACCCGTTCAAACGGGTCTTTTCCGAGTGGGTTGGGAAAGTATTTTCCCGAACCCCTTTATCTTAAGCGTACGATGTGACGTACGTCACACATCCCGAGGAGTACTTAAAGTACTCTGAAGGGGGGCAATTAAATATAACAGAAAATTATTTAGGGAGTATATATATATAAAAGAACCTCGATTTAATAAATCTCGGGTCAAACATTGCGCTTGCGCGCATATTCTGCGCTCTTTATTGTTGTGGGAATTGTGAATGAGTGACTATCCCCCGAAGGGGTTTAGATAATAGATATTCCCCCCGATAAAATAAAATATAATCGGTGAAGGTGTCGGCATCTCTCGCGCCCGACTTATACCACGCCCGCGCCTATGCTCCCCGCCATATTCCCCCGCGTGTCGGCTCACGCTCCCGCGCTCACGCTCAACCCGCCCGCGCTCCCGCCCGTTCGGTTAACCGAATGACCCCCGACCCGCCAAAGAAATCACCCCCCCGACCCTTGCGCTTGGTGTTGCGATATTGGAAATCGTGGTATCGTTCTCTTATGCCAAACGGCATTCAGTACCCAACCAGAAATGAGAAATAAAAAATGGCTACAAAGTCAAAGGCTCCAAAGTCAGTAGAAATCAAGGCTCCAAAGATTGCAACCGCTTGGAATGGTGTCTGCACCACTTCTGCAAAGTCGGAGAATGAAATCGTGAAAGCGATTGAGAACCTTAGCGCGACCCTAATTCTTGAGTCCCGCCTATCAGTTGCCGACCAGAAGAAGTTCATCAAAGGCTTGGAAGATAGTGGCAAGGTGTCCTCATTCGTGAAGTCATCTCACGCGCCAGCGCTCCCAACTTGGTCAAAGTTGCGCGCCCTACACGCGGACTTCCGCGCCCTACCTATCGCCAAGCAACTCTCAACCGCCGCCGCATCATACGACCTTCTTGGCGCTGGCAAGGGTGAGCAATATAAGACCCTAGAAATCTTGACCAAAGAAATCGCGGGTGTTCGCAAGAATAAGGCTGAGAAGGCTAAAGCGGGAGCATCAACACCCGCAAAGGCTAAGGCTCCAAAGGATACGCTGAAAGACATCCTCGCATTCTTCACCGCGTTGGATACTTCTACCCTAGAAGATGCTCAACTGGACACCCTAGTAGAAATCCAGTTCATCTTAGAAGGTAAGATGGCAAGCGCATAAGCAAGAAGAAGATAGCCCCCGCGAAAGCGGGGGTTATTTTTTTGCCCAAAAATTCGGCCGACACAAACCAACACAAACCGAATACTGGCAAGGAACGACCAGCGACAAGAAACTTTTTTCCGACACAAACAAATCACAGGGCAGGGCAGGCAAGAGATTAGCGGCGTTCGGTTAACCGAATGGTACTTGACGGATATTTAGCCATAGGGTAGACTAGTGTCTATCAGCGAGGCTCCTGCCTAGTTGGTATCCAACCTAGTGTTCGGTTAACCGAACAGAGAGTGAGAACGAAATGTTAGACCTGAATGAGTTAAGCGCTCACTTAGAAGTACAGACCAACATTCTAAATGAGAAGCGAGCAGAGCAAGAAAAGTACGAGCAAGGCGTTCGTGCTATCAAAGAAGCAACCAACAAGGAGATGATGTAATGAGCCAGCCAACAGGAGTAGCACTACGCGTTACCAACAAAGACGGCAAGGAGTCGTTTCCATCATATGAGGCTTGGGGTTGGGATAAGGTCAATGATATTATTCAGGGAACCTTAGCCATTGACCACGTTGCAAAGGTTGAAATCGTAGACGTTAATATCAGAGAGGGTATGTAATGATTACTTGGAGCATTGACGACCCGAATGGTCTTAATGATGATGAACTAGAAGTATTTAGAGCAGATATACAAGATGCTATTGACGGCGTTGTAGAAGATTGGGGCATTTGACCAAAACTTATGCAGGTGGTAGACTAGTCTTATTGGCGAGCCTACCTTTCGTTGGGTAGGGTAGGCTGGTGGCTCACGATAGGCATTTACGCAGGTGCGAGTCCTGCGGTGAGCGCGTGATAACAAATCGTTATCATCTGTTCGGTTAACCGAATGGTGTTCTAAGGATATGATATGGAACTGATTAACTTAGATGTAAGCGAGTACGGCATTAGCCTTACTTCTTACTTCGGTGATGTGTACGTTTTCTGGCGCACACTTCTTCTCGTTGCTGGTGTAGTTGTGGTACTTCGTATCGCTAAGTCTATCCGTAAGAAGGTACGCTAATGACCTACAAATCAGCAGACCAACTGGTGGCGGAAATTTCCGACACAAACAATTCGTGGGAAGCACGCCTTGACTACGACCTCGTACAAGAAATCTTGGGGCGTTCTATGAGCCTCAAGGAATGGGGACAACTCGTTGATACCCTTGACGATATCGTATTTGAGACAGTTATGAGTTTCTCCAATGACCAGTAATGTATCTATAGAGTTGACCCCTGCCGAGGTAAATATCGTCAGGCAATCTCTACGCGCTGAACACGATAGAATGGTGAAGCAGGGCTATGCCCAACTTGCCAAACTTGCAATAGAAACATCTAGTAAAATCGCTGATGCCGTAATTGACAATAGTTTAGGCAAGGTGTATGATAGTACCACTCAACCACAAAGCGTGGTTGGTTAAGCGTTCGGTTAAACGAACAGACAAGGTAAGGTTATGGAAGAAAACAAAGAAGGTATAGAATGCGCGGTCTGCGATACCGCCATTGCACCTGATGATGTATTCCAAGTACAGCCAGACCAGCAAGTATGCTCTGACTGCGTGCGAATATGTGAAAGGTGTGATGAGTCAGGCACATCTGACGATAACTACTGCGAAGTAGATGGCAACGCTATGTGGTGCGAGAACTGTATCAGTCGCGCTGCGAGTTTCTGCGCCTACTGTGAGGAGTACAACTCAGAAGGCACTAACTACATACAAGATAGAGGCGATTACTGGTGCAGTTATTGCACACAGGACAACGCTTCTTATTGCGACGATTGCGATAATTACTATCAAGATGGTTGCGAAGACTGTTATCGTGAGCCAGAGATGATTCACGATTACAGTTACAGACCTGACCTTATATTCCACACCACCAACAAGGATGAACGCTTGTACTTTGGTATGGAGATAGAGTTGGAATGTCGTAATGGTCGGACTGACCCTTCCGATTACGCTGGCAATATGCTAGAACGATATGACCTAGCATATCTCAAGAGTGATGGCTCTCTCAATGATGGCTTCGAGATAGTTACCCACCCTATGACTCACGACTTCTTCAAGAACGAGGCGACCGAGTTCTGGGAAACCATTGCAACACTACGAGATAGATATAGAGTTATGACTTGGGGTGCTAGTACAACTGGTATCCACATTCATATCTCACGTACTGGGTTTAATGGTGGTGCTCATATGCACCGCTTCCTGAACCTTGTGTATAGCAATGAGGGATTGTATTCCACTATTGCTGGTCGTGAGTCTACTCGTTGGGCTAAGTTCGATGATGTCTTGGAGAACACCCTTACCCGAGATGAGTTCGGTAACCGCGAATGGAAAACCCATCGTGGTTTCAGCAAGAAGATAACTGATGGTCGCAATACCGATAGGTATTCTGCCGTCAATACCCAAAATCGTGATACACTTGAGTTACGTATCTTCAAGAGTACCACCAAGCCAGAAAGAATTAAGGCTTATATGGACTTAGCGCACGCCAGCGTTGAGTACACTAGAGGGCTTACCCTACAACAAGTTAAAGATGGAGCGCTATCCGATAGTGCTTTCATTGCATATGTAAGAGAGAATGGTTCTCTCTACGAACATCTAGTCGGACTCCTTGACCAACTAGGTATCAGTAGCGTTCGGTTAGCCGAACAGAATGTGAGTGAATAGCCTATGTGTCTCCTCGTCGTTGCGTCGCCTAATAGCACGCCAAAGAAGAAGGACTTAGAGTGTGCTTCTTGTAACAATCCGCACGGCTTCGGCTTTGCTGTAATAACCCCGAATGGTATCGTTACTGGTAAGGGTATGTCTGCTAAGAAAGTAATCAAGCAGTTCCTAGAAGTACGCAAGGAATATCCAAACAGTTATGCTATGTTCCACGCACGCTATGCAACGCACGGCGTGAAGAATGATGATAACTGCCACCCGTTCAAGGTTCCTAGTAACCCAGATACATATCTGGCACACAATGGTATCCTTGACATCGACATCAAGGCTGGCGACCGCCGTAGCGATACGCGTATCTTTGCAGAAGATACCTTACCTGCTATGGGTGGTGTGTCTGCACTAGATGATGAGCACGTATGGAATATGGTTAGCAAGTGGTCGCTAGGTAGTAAGATAGTTATCTTCACCCTAGACCCTGCTGCTAAGGATAACTGCTACATCATCAACGAGTCTGCTGGTCATTGGGATAACGAGGGAATGTGGTGGTCTAACACTACCTACTTGCCCTCCACTTGGTCATCATCATATCTTACCAAGCCCAGTAATAGCGGACACCCTACGGCAGTTGAGATAGAGAGCGAGTGCGGTGCGTGTGGTGCTGTACCATTTGAAGATGGCAACCCGTACTACTGCGAGATGTGCTATGCTTGCTTTGACTGCACTGGTGTGTACGGGGATAACTGCCTATGCTATACACCAGAACGTACCAAGTCTGCATACACACTAGGAGAAAGGGATTGGTGGAATAATGGAAAATCCTACAGTTGGAATCGGTAGTCGTTCGGTTAACCGAATGGCCGACACAAACAAAATCACAATCGTCGACCCCATCTGGGGGCAGAAGGTTGCGCATTGGATTACAATCACAGACTGTGGTAAAGAAGGCTCGGTAATGTATGGGCCATTCGATACTATGGAGAAGGCTGTAGAGTGGGGTAGACAACTAATCAACGCGAGCATAGAACCAGTCTATGTTCCAGCATACAATAGGGGGTAATATGACAACCGAGCAGAGGGAGCAGTTACGTGAAGTACTTATCGACTATCTCGAGGTTCTTACATCTAGTAGCGGTATCACGACATCAAAGTACGAGTACCAGCACGACCAAAAGATAGCGCAAGTCCGATTACTACTAAGAGAGGTGGCGTAATGGGTAACTATACCTTATGGGTGGGTGGTAGTGAGATGAACTCTAACTATCTTACCAGACGAGATGCAGAGTACTGGGCGCAAGAAATGATTGAAATGGGATATGATGATGTAATAGTGGAGGGAATATAATGGGTACATACATTGTAAGCGTGTATCATACCGAGAAGTACGAGTTAGATGCAGATACGGCAGAGGAAGCGTTAAAGGTGGCGCGAGATTGCGTTACTGACAACTATGGCTACCTCTACTTAGATAATGCTGCGTTTAATCCAGTCAGAGTAGATATCCCCCAAGCGGGGGACTTAACGGATGCGGGGTTAGCAGGTGAGTGAGCCAAGGTGGTTAGAAGGAGACGACATAGCCCTAGGACTAGACGAAGATGAGGAGGAATACGAAGATGACCCAGATAGACTCCACGATGAATTCTATGAAGATTGAGGAGAATCTAGGCAACTGCCACGGAGATGACAATCCAGATGCGTGGTTTCCTGACGTACCGCAAGGTGCTTTCTCTGTTAAGAAGCAAGCCATTCTAGGGGTTGAGACACGTAGGGCTATCGCCCTATGTAACTCTTGCCCTAAGAAACAAGCCTGTCTACAAGAAGGTATGAAGACTGAAAACTTGGGTTATGGCATTTGGGGTGGTATGCTTGCAGGTGAGCGCGTCATTGCAAGTGGCAAGACCTTTACTAAGTTAAGCGACCAAGGCAGAGCGCTGATAAGTTATAGGGTGTTAAAACCCTTGATTGGTAGGTAGATATGCTAAAGAAAGTTGCACTACTGCTAGTTATACTGATTGCAGTATCATTCTTTCCTCATTCGGTTAACCGAACAGAGCCAAAGATAACAGCAAGGGAGTGGCAAGTAGCAGACAGCAAGGCTTATGCTCAAGATGTAGTACTTGCTTGGGCAGATAATCAGTACCTATGCTTGGAGAAACTGTGGACTAAGGAGTCCAACTGGAGACCCGAGGCGTACAACAAGGTAAAGGTAATGGGTAAGAACGCTGGCGGTATACCACAGATATTGGGAATGTCGACACAAACACCTGCACCAAAGCAGATAGACAGGGGATTTGCCTACATTATGCATAGATATGGCACACCCTGCATGGCTTGGAAGCATCACAAAAGGAGAGGGTGGTACTAGTGGCTAGTTATGAGTACAAGTGCAATGCCGACAATGAGTCGGTTACTGTCAGCAGGGGTATGACAGAAGATGAGATTATCCCATATTGTGATACGTGCAATGAACCTATGAGCAGGGTGTATAGCGCACCACCAGTCAAGTTCAATGGGACTGGCTTCTACAGTACGGGAGGGTAAATGACAGATGATGAGATGCAAGAACTACAGGAAGGTATCGTAGATGGTATACAAGACTACTTCGATAACTATGATTGGGATAAAGCATTCGCTAAATACTTGGAGGGCAAATGAAAGATAGTAATTGGGACTTAGACTATAGGGCTGGGCTACTTGGTGAAAGCAAGATAGCCGACTTGCTACATATGGATACTGTTGAGGTTAAGACAGATAGGCGTTGGCGCGAGACTGGCAACATCTATATCGAGACTGAGTGTTTCTATCAAAGCGACAACGAGTGGAAGCCATCTGGAATACGAGTAAGTCAGGCTAGCCATTGGGGTTTTGTATTAGAAGATACGATACTCATCGTTCCTATGTATCGACTCAAGGAGATTATCTGGGAGCACGGCAAGCCTATCACTTGCAACATTCCACCTAATCCTACGAGAGGTTATCTGATTAAGCCCGGGGCTTTAATCGAGTGCGTACGCGTTGCAAGGAACTTTGAGATTGAGGCACACGACGAATACGAAACCGACAGAATATATGGATGATGCTTTAGTCATCGCTGCTGGTATCATCACTATCGGAAGCGCCTTGTTCATTGCTTCCGTTGTCTTTCCCATCATCATTCGTCTCATCCTTGTCTAGGAAGGGGCGGTATCCACCAAGTCGATTGATAATCTTCTTGATGGCACGCTTGTGGCGCATACGCGCTGCATCGTCACTAGAAAGTTGAAGTTCAGTAGCAATCGAGGAATAGTCCAGGGAGTTAGCGTGCTTGAGGAACAGGATAGACTTATCTTCCTTACTCAAGGTATCGTATGCAACCTTAATCTCGGCCATCATCGCCATCATATTACCACCTTCCGATGGTGCTGATGGTCGTCCTGGCATTCCAAGATTTAATTTAGGTGCTTCTGCGGTTTCACCGCGCAGGATTGCTGGTAGCAAGGCTTCGATAACATCTGCCTCGTAATAGAACAGGTCAGATAGTTCATACCCAATAGACTTAGACTTCCATAGTTGGCAGTAGTCCAATGCTTGATTACGTAGAGAACGATACAATAAGTTCTGCGCTGAGCGATTACCCAACTTCTCCCACTCAGTTAACTTACGTGGATGCGACACAAACCATTCGTAGAGCGACTGCTTAATGTCTTCGCGCTCGACCATTGTGTACTTCTTATGGTATTCATCTGCAACGTGAGCGGCAATGTATTCCCACTTCTCAATACGCTCCCAGTTCATCGACCCCACACCTTGCCTTCCACAATGAACGACCCATCCTTTGCAATTGGAATAGTTACTGGAACTACTGTGCGACCATCAACGTAGAGCATACCAAAGCCTTGCTGCCAAGTGAACAGTCCGCCCTTAATATATTTTGCTTCCTTGTACTTCATAAGGTTTCCAACTTCCATACCCCATACAGTCTGAGGAGAAGATGAACCATAAGATTGAGTGTTGTGTGCTAATCCCATACGATGAGTATGACCGCAGACGACAGACTTACCTGTACGCATAGCCAAACCTAGGGCCGTAAGCCCTCCAGTTGACTTCATAGCGCCTTCATCGCCGTGCATAAGCAACCAGTTAGGAGCCAATTCATAAGGCTTCTCGTGGTATGTAGCGCCGATATCTGGTAAGCGCAGGAACTGTGGCAAGTCCAACTCGGGTAGCCCGAGCAACCCAGGAGCACGCATCATAACCGTGTTATACAATCGGTCCGTGTGGTTTGACCGAATGATATGCTTGACCTTGAGTGACTCGAGTACCCGAGTGGTCTCGTCTCTATCCCGTCCGATAGAACGCTCATACTCTAGGGGAGTACCCTTTGACCATTTTGAAATAGTCTGCATATCCATTTCATCACCAACGCTTACTACTTCTGTTGGCTTGTAAGCCTTGATGAATTTAGCAAGGTTAGCAACTGCACGCTTATCGTGATAAGGTATTTGTAAATCGGAAACACAGACTATAGTTTTCATGGCTTCTTTTTAACCGCTTTCTTGGTAGCCTTCTTGGCGACTTTCTTTACCGTCTTCTTTGCGGTAGCACGACGCTTGTTCTCTTTGGCTACGTTATCTGAGTGACTCATCGCTTGTAGATTGCTATGGCCATCACGACCAGCCCTGCCACCATTATCTTTATGGTCCACGTCAGTGGTTTTAGGTAACGTCTTGCCTGTAGTCTTTTCGTAATCAACGCGAGCCTTATTGCTAGAAGTCGTAACCGTAGTGCCGTCCTTCTTTTTACGTTTGAAAACATAGATTGGTCGTCCGCCATTTTGCTTACTTCCCTTGTATGGTCCAAAGATTTTCATTAGTTATCCCACTTTCCTCTGAGCACTAGCAACCCAATGATTGCATAGTTAGCCATGTCCTTGAATGAATCCTCTAGCGACTCATGCTCTGGGGCTACACCGCTATCGGTTAGGTTGTTGATACGTGCTAACTTGTCGTGCATTCGTACACGCAGGCCATTGATAGCACCGCCAGGAGCATCAGAAATATTCTTTGGGCCGTAGTCACGGTGCTTGCTAAGTAGCAGGTCTCCTAGTTCCTGGGTAACCTTAGTCAGTTCATTGTCTAGTGTAAATGTTCTGTCTATGTAGCGGTCGGGATGGTTCATTTGTTCTCCTCTAGTAGTTTCTTTAATTCGCGGTCTATCTCAAACATATGTTCGTGGATGATTGCATCCTCAACCAACTTCTTCATCAATGGTATGTTAGATTCAGATGCATACAGCGTAGCGTAAGTCAACTCAACAATAGTCTTGACTTCTTCTGGGTCATCTGCCTTCTCGTACAGTTGGCGTAGTAGGCTACCGAATAGCAGTTGATAGCCACTAGGTAGGGATATTACGGGATTGAATTCTTCTTCATCATTATCATCAACCATATGGTCTACTGCTTCGAATATGTTATCAAACTGTTGCCCACATACGGAGCAAGGAGGTATATCAGTCAACGTTTAATCCTATCTTATCTCGGATGTAGTCTGCGCCGTACTTGACGAAAGATGAGTTAACGTCCTCTCCGTCTTCCATTGTAACCACTGTTGTGGGTAATTCTTTTGCAAGTCCTCGCGCAAACTCGCGTCCAGGTTCATCGCCATCGGCAAAGATAAAGACACGTTCGAAATCAGCGAGTAGTCTGGTGTAGTGTTTCTTCCACGAATTAGACCCAGGAACCCCGATACACGGGATACCAACGAGTGCAGATAGCGTAAGCGTATCGAGTTCGCCTTCACACACACCAATCCAATCGCCTGCTTTCTCAATGTCTAACACGTTGTACATCTTCGTCTCTGCCCCTGTCATACCCATATACTTGGGTTCAACTGCTGGGTCTAGCGACCTAAATCTTAAATCAACTACGCCTGTCTTGGTAATGTACGGGATAGATAGCCTGCCTTTGTACTGCTCGTGGCCAGGTTCAGGCTCCGCGACTACGCCTAATTGCGCCAGACGTGCTGCTTCCCTTGTGATTCCCCGACTTGCTAGGTAATCTGCGGCCAGATGAATACTTTCCGCGTACTTCTTGCTGGCTCTGCCCAGTAATTCCTTCTGCGATTGACTTTGCTTCACGTATATCGCACCTTTCTTGTTTAGCAATTATTTGAATGCTATTGCCTTGCATACCACACGCGAAGCAATTGAATATGTTGTTCTTAGTATTGAAACTTGCACTAGCATGAGAGTCGTTGTGGAATGGACACTTGACGTTAACCTGACCGCTAGAGCGAGTAATGTTTGCACCGTAGTGCTTGAGTACTGCTACTATGTCTGGTAAGTCATCAACCAAATACATCGCCCAACCTTAACACTAGATACGAATCGGCTATCGCTTTTCCTCTGGCTTTGATAACAACCGCTGGAAGGACATCATCGTGAGCAATGTTCCTTGCTTCTGCGTAGTTTCTCGCTTCCACTTGGGATTCTTTCTGCCACCCAGAGAGGTTGATTGCGTTCCCTGCCCCTGGGGCTTTGGCTTCGAGGATTCCAATTGAACCAAAGAAGTCCGAACGGACGACAATATCGCCCTCATCTTTACTACCTCGTCGAGCAAGGCGTTCAGCGTCGTATCCAAGTTTTCTAAAGTAGTCTTTGAGGTCTGTTTCATAGGTTGCACCTCTAGCCTTGTGGCTTTTCCGTGTTGTCATCTTCATCCCCAAAGTTAGGTACTTCTACAGATTCAATTGCCGTACGTAGTGCGTTTTCAAAGTTGCTGGTTACTGCATCTGCTGCATCTTGCCAACCCTGTAGGTAGGCTTCTTCTAGTGACTTCATGTTTCTCCTAAGCATTCTCTGGTATATCGTCGATGTACATATATTCTGGATTGAACGCCAACCAAGTCATTAGCGTTCCGTTTGCATCTGCTCTTCCATAGCGATTCTTGACTGCTGCAACGCCCATTGATGTGCCAACAGTCCCGAGTGTGCATATGAGCGCAGGGAGTTGAGAGACTTTTCCTTGAATGGCGCTTCTTGGCTGACAAGGATTGCCTGGAACTGCCTCCGAAGTATGGTGTAGTACAACAATCGCTGCATTAGTTGCTCTCGCAAGGTACTTCAACTCCTTCATAATTGCTCTCATAGATGCGAATTCTTCTCCACCATCGGTGGCAACATCCATGAGGTTGTCCAAGACGATGAGTGATGGGCTACATCCCCACAACTCCTCAAACGCTTGGACTTCCTCATCAATGTCTTCAAGTGTTGGTGACGATTCGAACGACCAGACTATATGACTTCCTTTTTGGAGGACTGCTTTCGTCCAACCAACATCAGTATTAAGTTTCTGCTCTACATCCGATTGACTCTTCCCCGAAATCATGGATGCTAATCTCATAGCCATTGTGTGTGCATTGGTATCTGCTGATATGTACAATGTTGGCACGTTGGTCTTGAGTGCGAGCGCTAGGGCTAGTGTTGATTTACCAGCCCCAGGTGCGCCTGCAAACATTGAAACTTCTGAACGACGTATAATAATCTTGTTCTGTTCAAACGCCCTAAAAGAACTAGGGAGAGGTTCCCCTCCAATAGAGGCACGTCCGACCGAACGAACTAATGTTCTCATATGGCACTCTCCCTAGTTAGTTTAGAATGGAAACTGTTCTTGTTCTAGTTGACTGGCTTGCATTGGTCCGCGCCCTGAGGCATCGGACAGACCCACATTGCGTAAGGATTTCCCGTCTTGCTGGAGATTCCCGACTTGTACTTGCGTGGGCCGTGTTGGCACGTCGGTCCGCCCTGTACTGGCGCTGCTGCTGCTGGAGCCATAGCGGATGGAGCCTGAGCCTGGGGTGGAGCGGAGGAGATGGATGGCGTTGTGCCTTGAGTTGAAGGCGATGTCGCTAAAGGGAGCGCTCCGTAAGCACCTACAATCAGACGTTGCACTGAGGCAACTTGATGAGAGTAGTCACCAATTCCCTCGAGTAATACGCTGAGTTCATCTGCTGATTGAGCACGCACGTTAATCATATCACCTGATGGTGTCTTATACGATACTTGTAACTTCCAGTCTTCTGGCATCATTTATCCTTCTTGATAGAGAATTGGCAGTACTCGGTTAACCCGCACATGTACTGACAACTGTTTGTGTTGGGTAAGAATAACCCAGCCTTTAGTGATTTGTCAAATGTTTCGATTAGATACTCCATCTTCTCATCGGTATACTCGGATAGGTCTACCATTTCAGAGACGTTGTTTCCACGAGACATATAGTACGTACCCCACTTAACTTCGACACCGAAAGTCTTTTCGATACCTAGTTTGTAGAAGCCCAACTGCAGGCTACTGGTAGGGGTGTTCTGTGATGTCTTGAGGTCGACGATAACAAGTTCACCGTTGACTTCAAAGACACGGTCGATAATCATCTTGACCTTAACGTCCTTGACTACAGGGGTTAGGGCAAGTTCGATTCCTGGGTTGCCATCTGGTGCTGTCCAGATTTTCCAGTTAGGATTAGTTTTGCGCCATTGGATGTAACCATCTACCCAACGAGGGCCAGCAGTTTGCCAGAAGGTAACATCTTCTTTATTTGGGTTAGCCTTAGTGGCACGACCGCCAACACGTGCATTGGTTAAGTCGGTATCGCCCTTACACTTGTCCCACGCTTCGAGCCATAGTTGCTGTACGTCGCTCACATTGTCTCCTTGTCGTAGTTTTCACACGCTAAGTGAAATGCTGAACCTCCGACAGACCATACTGAGGGAGACTCCTCCTTGTTGAGGAGGCGACCGAGGTAGTATTGGTAGCCACAGGTGAGATAGGTTGTAAACGCAGAGTAGGATATATGCTCTGGTAGGTTATATTCTTCTAGTTTAATTGACATATCGGTAGTATAAGCCTACAGTTGGTGATTTGTCAATTGTTTAAAGATTTGACATTTGGTAATTGTCGTGTATACTTAGTTATGTAAGTAATTATATATAATATAAAGGCCTTCGGCCTTATATATAATATAATAATATATTCATTATACATACGAAGGAGTACCATGTCAAATTTCTTTGAGACGTTTGTAGCATCACTAGCAGGTATCACAGTATTCTACCTACTGGAATCGTTGTACTACGAAGTAAAGGCTCGCATCAATGGTCGCAACTTCATCAACTTCGTCGAAGACCTAGAGGATGAAACCTGGGATAAATAACCCCCAGAAACGACAAAAGAACCCCTCGCCATAGCAGAGATGCTAGGGTAAGGGGTTTTCTTGTCTTAAAAGGGCCTTAGAAGGCTTATTTGGGCTACTTCTGGGAGCCTAGTCCAAATGAGTCGTCATTCTTATCTGCCCATTTGAGGGCTGGAGCGACCAGAGCAGCGATTAGGGCTGAATACTGTGGTGCTAGGTCTGTTAGTAGTTGGACTCCTGAGAATACTGCAACTGCAGCAACACCAGTAGCCCAAGCCTTGATAGCCTTGACACGCTTAGGGGTGAGGAACTTCTTCATATGCTCTCCTTCTTCTTTGGTAGAGGCTTAACTGCTGCCTTAACCTTGTTGATGGTTTTGGGTTTTCCTAACCAAGGGAACCAAGGTGATGTATCATCGCCACAGTTGTCCTTGATTGATATATGTAAATGCTTGTTGTGCGGATTGCTACCAGTATAAGGCTTATCCCCTCGCAGAGGAATCCATATCTGACCCTTGAAGATTAAGTACTTAACTCGCTTATCGTTCTTGAGTTTTTCGTAGATGCTGGCGCAATCAATGCCATGTGCAGGGTCATGCGTAAGGTCTACACCGAAGCCAGTATTGTGGTCACTATCAGGATTCTGATTTATATGAGCAGCAGAAGGCAGAAGCCCATCGCTGGCTTTGACCCGATTCGGTGATATAGCCGTTGCTTGACGCAGAACAGCAATTGCAGCAGGTGTGGCTTTCTTGGCTACAGGTTTCATTTGAACTCATTTCTTTTGAATCAGTATTTGATAAAGAATTTCTACTTTTTCTTCGAGCCTAATGACCGAATCCTTTAGGCTTGAGCCTGAGTTGGGCTTTAATTCGTATAGGTAATGTTTAACCAACCATCTTACAGAAGCAGCGAATGCTGATATTACTGCGATGACAGATACGATTAGACTGGCCCAATTTGCTGCGGACATTAGTTGCGCTCCTAGGAGTTATACGGTACGGACGGTGATTTGAATTGCTCCACCAAAGCCATCAAAGCGCTTATCTGGTGGGGTTAGACGGGTAAATGTTACTTGCTCTATGACTGCCTGACGTGATTCACCAGTAGTCAAATCTTGCCATGTTACTACGTCTCCATTTGCTTCGATGTTTTCGAGTGCTCGAATCTTATCGAAGGCTCTGCCCTCGTATCCTAGCAACACGTTGTATCTATCTGTCTCAATGTCGAAACAGTAAACAGGGAACTGGATTATACGTTGACGCGGTGTAGCAATAGTAGCCTTTGCTTGGTAGCCCTTAAACTGTGGCCCCTTGGTAGGGTCTGTTGCATCTCGGTACATAATAAACTTGTAGGCTATGTACTCTTGAGCAGATGATGGAGATGACGTGGTAACCTCTGGTGCGCCAACTGATGCATCGTATGAGATAATGTCATATATAGTACCATTTTGGTCTACTGTATTAAGAGTCATTGAACCGTAAGTGAAATCGCCACGACCAAGAAGACGCTTGAAGTTCTTCTTTTCGAGTGTGTTGTAGCGGATATTGCCTGTAGTTAGGTAACCATTGTTGATTAGTGTAGATGGAGATTCGACATATGTTGAACCAGGACTTTGAACTCTGGCAAGTGCTGATGATACGGCGGTGGATGCTACATTTGCGCCAGTTAGAGCGTACGTAAATGTAGTCGTTGTTGGTGTTGCTGTAACCGTAAATGGGCCAGGTGTAGGTGCTTCGCCACTATTAAAAACAGAGCCGCTTGCTGCGGCAACTCCTTCAATCCAGACAGAATCGCCAACGGCTAAGCCATGAGCAGTAGATGTAGTAAGAGTTACGACACCACTTGTCTTAGCCTTATTGGTAATCAAAGTTCCCTTTGTTATACCTTGAACAGTAAATGCTATCTGGTCGGTTCCATCTATGAAAGCACAAGATGTTGTATTACGTCCAGTTGCCCCTGGATAGTATACATCGTTAGCGTAAGCAAAGATTAGGGTATCAATCTCGGTTCCGAGGTCAATACGAATTAATCCTGGCTCACCATCTACAGATGTGGCACACCATACAAAGCGGTCACGTGCAGCAAAGTCATAGCATGGCTGGTCTGTCTTTACGAACAATGGGCCGTATGTAAGAGAACCATCTTGGTCATTTACTTGCGCCACTCGGATACCCTTGTTGGTTCCGATAAGCATAAATCCTAGGTAGTAGAAAATCTTATAACAGATTTCACCAACTGGGAGTTCTGCTGCTACTACGGCAGCATTAAGCGTAGGCATTACACCATTGCTTCCAAGGGTAAACTTCTGAATTGTAGACTGAATACCATTGTATCCTGAAATATAAATTGCTGGTCCAGATGCTGTAACAGACGTATAAACGTGAGTAGTTGTAGGGTGAGTATACACTGCAGTTGGATGCGCAGAAGCAGATGTAGAGAACTCATAAACTTTATTATCTGCACACATTACGATACGGTCTTTAACATATTCCATTGTAACATTAGTTACAGCGCCAACTTCATCAAACATTTTTGTTTCAGCGTCAGATGATGTTAGAGTTAGCGCTTTTTTGTAGACGGTCTTTTTTGTCGCTTTATTGGTAACCCAATAGGCAAAAGTTCCATCATCACAGATTGCGTATACTGGAGTATCTGTTCCAGTATTGTAGTCAATAAAGTGAGTCTCTGCACCACTAGCGTCAATTTTATCTACATCATAACCATCGTGCATTAGCACGCCCTTGCTGCCATTGTATTCAATAGAACGAACGAACTGCCAAGGGCGACCGTTAGGTTGTAGAGATTCCGTTGTGATGTGTCCTGGTGTTACCGCTTTAAGAAGCGTTGCCTGTCCGTCGGTCCAGACATCTACACCCTTGCTATCGGCAAAGCGATAGTGTCCGAACTCATCAGATGTTTGAGGGTCGAAGTAAGTAATGCCTGTGCCACCGTGAAAGGATGACTGCGAACGAATCCACCAACCAGTTAGAGATTGCTCTCCTGGTTCTGTTTGGTTATCGAACTGCTCCTTACGGAAAGGTGCTGTCTGTCTAACATATGGTCGTGCATCATTAATAGCGTAGATAAATGGAAGTCCACCGATGGCTACATCGTAGTTTACATCCGTGTTCTGCCAGATTGCACCGTCGGAGACGATACCAATATCTGTTGCAATCGCTCTTCCGAGCGAGGGATTATCGGGCGTTGGTCCTGCTTTATCGCCACGACCTTCGGTAATATCTCTACCTGCCAAGGTATACCTCCACTACTAGAAAGAATTAGTTGAGCAGTTTTAATCCATACTCAGGGATAAACATTGTTTGAACTACGAAGTTACTACTGCTTTTGTTAGAACAATAGACCCAGGACCAGTTACTGGTGTAACTGGAGTAAGTTTGCTTGTGCGAGGATATGTGCTGCTTATGTCAAAGTAACCCAACAGTACGCTACCGCTTCCGTTATTAGTGAGAACTGGTTTACCAAAAACGGGGCTTTGAGGCCCAGTGTATGAGTTCCAAGTAACTCCACCGTCTGTGGATGTTTTATACGCACCGCTTGCGCCATCATCACCGCCGCCTGCGATTGCAATAGTGCTACCAACCTGAGTGGCTAAGCCAAAATCTCCAGAAAGACCTACGCTGCTTGTATTTATCCAAGTACCATTTAAGGTTGCGCACCTAAAAACAGTACCATCGCTAGCAATGTAAACATATGAACTAGCAAGATATGTAAAGAAAAACGAACCAGGGAAACTAAACGGAGGAAATAGCCCGCTAGAAACATACTGTGTCCAAGTGCCACTGGTTGGGTTTGCGTTAGAGTTGGTCCAGAATGTGATTGTTCCAAATGCAGGCCTGTCGGTAATTATCCACATACCATTTGTATAAGTAATACCTTGCAGAGCGCTTGATGACCACGCACCGCCGTTATTGCTTGATGTGAAAGTTACATTGTCAGTAGATGCGTAAACGCTGCTGCCGTTGACATAGGCATATCTTCCATTTGCGTATGTCAAAGAAGGATAAAGTTCATTTTGCGCAGAAAGAAAATTGAAATTCCAGTTAATTCCATCAGTTGAATTAACTGCAACACCATTAGAAATCACAACAAATCCTTGTGGACCACCAACTGCATTTACGGGACTGTTACTAAAAGGACCAGGGTTGCCGTATTGAGTCCAAGTTATTGCATCCGATGATAAGTAGTAGTATGAACCAGATGGCGGGATAGCAATGTACTTACCTAAACCTGACGAATAAGCAACAGTCACGCCATATGAAGGCATAAAAAATGCAGCAGACTCTAGTGTGCTACCCGCTTCA